AACTTCAGTCGGTGAGTGGAAATTTAAACGTCAGTCAGAAAAAAAGATAGATCACATTGCAAAAAAATATTGCAAAGCGAAACGACTCGATCTAGCCTCCACCTCACTGACTGAATCTAAGTGTGTGGGGCAAACATGGGCACGTTGAGTTATCTCAACTCAAAATATTATTTCGCGGCGTCTTGCGGTGTGGAGCGTGATGAAGCGATGAAAGCCGGGCTGAGTTTCGAGAGTGATACCCTTCGCTGGGTCACTCGAAGCCATGCAAAGGCCCGGCTTCTCAGGCGGTATGCTGATGGCAGTGCTGAACGAAAATTGAAAAATTACTTCATCACCGATCTCACGCCGCCTGAGTTTTTAATTTATCCTGATCATCTTGCGCCTAGATCATGGCAGGTCGAAAGCGCGTGGCACGTGTTGACGCGGACACCAAGTTATGTTGCGGATGAAGCTGGCCTTGGCAAAACTGCTACGGCTATCATCGCTGTCAACTCATCACCGGGCAAGACGCTCATCACGTGCCCTCCTTATCTTCGATATAACTGGCTCAGTGAACTGAAGACGTGGCTCAACATCAAAGTTCTCGGCGCGGCTCACATCAATCACGGTCGCTCAAAGCCCCATCAGTGGATACAGCTTACGAGCCCAACTTTTTCTATCGTTGAAAGCGGTGACAGTGATGCAAGCGCTGATATTCTTATTTTGCCTGATTCTCTTCTCACTAGCCCCGCTATTCGATCTTTACTGAAGAGACATGCACCCTTCAAATGGCTCATTGTTGATGAAGCCCACCGATTTAAAACTGACGACGCTCAGAGAACTAAAGCTTTAGTAGGAGACGAGAAAGAAGATGGCATCACAGCCCTTGCGGAAAGAACGGTTTTGTTGTCCGGTACACCTATCCCGAACGGTAGGCCAATCGAGTTGTACCCAGTGCTCTCTCGTCTCGCACCTGAATCAATCCTTCACCGGAGTCTTGAGGAATACTGGAAAGATTTTTGTGGTGGTAAGTCAATCACTCGTTATGAGGGACAACGAGCCATTGTTAACCGCAACCTTCAAGGAACTTCAAATCTCAAGCAACTCCGAAAAGAGCTGCGAAGAAAGTTTACGGTTAGGCATCTAAAGAAAAACTGTCTCAAAGAGCTTGGGCCAAAGACCCGTCAGATTATATTCTTGAACGAACCGGGCATAGGTATCAAAGCGCTTGAGAAGGAAATTCTCACCAATCATGAATTGGAAGACTTGATTGGTGAGAATTATAATTTAGGCGACATTGCTCGCTATCGCCGTGAAGTGGGTGAAGTGAAACAGCTTCCGGCTTTGCGCTTCATCAAAGACAAGTTAGATGAGACTGGCGAGAAGATTGTGGTGGCGGCCTACCACATCGAAACGGTGAACTTTCTTCACAAGCATCTTTTGAAAGACTATGGCGCTCTTAAGATCCAAGGTGGAATGAGTGCCGCTGACAAAGCGGAAGCGGTAAGGCTCTTTCAAACGAAAGAATCTCGCCGTGTCATGGTGGGAAACACTCTTGCGATGGGCTTGGGCAACACTCTCACAAAGGCACCGATCTTTATCAGTGTTGAGCCTGAGTGGACACCTGGCACCAATGAGCAGATGGAAGATCGCATCCACCGCATCTCACAAGAGAAACACGTTTACTGCATCTATTTGGTTTTAAGAAATAGTCTCGATGAGAGGATGTTGCATCGGGCTTTAGGCAAAGAAGAAAACATCCAAACAGTAATGAACTGAGGGAACGATGAAACTTACGGTGCATTTAGAAGGAAAAACAAAAGCGGACCTTGCGAAAGGTCTGAAAGCTCACCTGGCTCTTTTTGAATCAGGTGAAGAGACTGACGCAATCGACGTGTCAACTCTCGGCAAAAAGGGAAAGAAGAAACCCCTTAAAACAGTTGACGCTGATGAAGACGAGGACTTCGGATCAAGCGAGCTGAGCGAAGACGATCTTGATGACGAGGAAGAAGATGAAGCGCCAGCAAAGAAAACAAAGTCTAAGAAATCAACCAAAGATACTGACGCTGATGAGTCCGAAGACGAGGATGAAGACACTGACTCTGACGAGAGCGAAGATGAATCTGATGAAGATGATGAGCCATCAGTCTCGTTTCAAGACGTGAGAGCGGCGCTCAACAAGTACGGTGAAAAGCATCCTGACCAGGCCCGTGCAATTTTGAGCACGTTCAACATCAAGTCGCCCAAGGAGCTTGCAGCCAAGCACAACGAAAAGTACTGGGAACCCGTCTACCGCAAAGTCATGGCCAAGATTAAGGCAGCGAAGAAAAAGAAATAAAGTTCGGTGCCCGTTGAGGGAAAAACCGAAAGGGGCTGAGCGGGGGAATCTCAGCCCCTTCTTTAAAGGAAAACTATGGAAGCATCAGATACAGAAGTAATTTTGAAAGCGATATTTGAAGGTGTCGGGCTTGCCGCAAGCGAAAACAAACGCGTTACTTATGTGTTTGATTGCACAACTGAGAAAGGCCCTAAGCAGATAGCAGTGACAATAGGCCCATACGTTGAAGAGGATGAAGACGATGGCACGCACTGAGATGGTTAGATTTCATTGCAACTACTGCTCAAAGAGCGTGGACGTTCCGGTGAGCGGAAGTTACCCACCAGGATGGAAACAGTTTGCAGCTCGCCAAATGATGCCGACTGAAAAAGAGCAAGCGCAAGTGACGGACCTTTGCCCAGAGCACGGAGACAACTTCTTAGATTATCTTCATGGGCGAGAAGGTCCGCACAGGCCCGCACGAGCCCTACCCGCTGAACCAAGACAAGAAAGAGGACGAGCATGATTAGACCGATTACACCAAAAGACAGACTGACTTTAACTGACGAGCAGATTCAAATCATGAGAGACGATCAAACCGTGTTCTCTCTTGCTGTTCTCATGATGGAAGTTCAAACCGGAACGCTCATCAAAAACAAAAACATGGTGGCCAACGCTTTCATGAAAGCGGGTGTGATCTTGCGAAACAATCCTGGCTTTCCAGAGCGCTTCAAACGCGCTCAACAAGCCATTATTGCTGAGATGAAAAAGCAAGGGCCACCGGCAGCCGATGCAACACCACTTCCGACTGATACGGCACTTGAGCTTGATGAGTCGAAAGCCCCAACAATGTCCGTGATCGATGGATCTACTCCGCCACCTGATCAATTATGAATCTCAAAAAGCTCTTCAAAAAATACGTTAAAGAAAAGCGAGCTGATGACCACGCTGTACTATCAGCAAGTGGCTCAGAGCGCTGGCTTGGCTGCCCCGGATCTATAAGACTGAGCGAAGGTATTGCTTCAGTTGAAAGTGATGCATCGGTCCGGGGCACCAACACTCACACGCTTTTGCAATTCATCTTAGAAAATTCGAGATGGCATGCTCTTCTTGGAGCGGATGAAGGTGAAAAGTTTCTAGCTACTATTGAATACGACAAGGCAATGTTGGGCAACGCACTCTTTGCTGCCAAGACAGTATGGAAAGAGAAAGCCGAGATTGAGTGGAAAAGCGGCAGGCCCGTTGATCTTTACACTGAAAAAAAGGTTGAGTTAACAGGCGTTGGTTTCGGGACATCAGACATCATTTTGCATCAGCCCTATGGTGTGCTTCACGTGATGGACTATAAGAACGGCACCAAAAGCGTTGAACCCGAAGGGAACACGCAAGGGCTTTACTACGCTGTTGCCGCAGCTGATGAGTTTGAGTGGGAATTTTCGCGGCCTAAAATTTCTATCATCCAGCCGAATGCCCCCCACAGTCGTGGGCATGTAAGAACTTGGAAAGCTACTCATGAAGATCTTGAGCGTGCAGGCAGGATGTTAAGGAGTGGAGCAAAGGCCACCAAGAAGAAAGATGCACCGCTTGTGAAAAACGACAGCTGGTGTTGGTTTTGCCCAGCAAGATCAAAGTGCCCGCTTCAGATGGAAGTCAAAGAGCAAAAGCTACTTGCGAGGTTTGAATCATAAGAACTTACACCGTTACTTTTACTGAGAATCAATTTCTCTTATTGAAAGAGATTTTTGAACGACAGTCAACCAAACGAACGAAAGGAAAATCATGGCTAAGAAAAAGAAGTTTCACCGAATCGAGATGGTGCTCTATGGAGTGCTGAGCTATCCCGATCTTCATCAACCGAAGCCCTTCAAAGGAAAGACGTACTATCGCACGGACATCTTGTTTGACAACGATGATCCGCAACTTGCGGTGCTTAAGAAGAAGATCAACACCGTGCGTGTGAAGACGTGGGGTGATGATAAGACTGAGTGGCCTGATGGCGCTAAGAAACGCTTCATCCAAGACGGCAATGAGCGTGAAGATCAGAAGACGTATGAAGACAAGATGTATGTCTCTGTCTCCACTCAACAGCCTGTGCCCGTGATTGATCCGAAAGGCAAAGCGTTCTCAGCCGCACTCGTTAAGGGTGGCATGTTTGCCAAAGTCGCAGTTTGCATTTCACCTTGGGATAATGAAGGCGAAGAAGGCATGTCGATTTATCTTCAAGGCGTGATGATCGACACCAGTAAGGAAAAACTTGCGGGCTTCGGTGGCGGAAAGAGTGCTAAACAACTCTTTGGACTCGAAGACAGTGATGAAGATGCGGATGAGTCTGACGGCGAAGAGCAAGAAGATGAAGACGAGGATCTTCCGCGCTCGAAGAAAAAGAAACGCCCGCCAGTCGATGAAGACGAGGATGACGATTCGGATGAAGATGAGTCTGATGACGAGGATGAAGACGATGAGCCAGCTCCTAAGAAGAAAGGCAAAAAGCGTCCACCCGCTGATGAAGACGACGAGGATGAAGACTACTAAGATAGCGCCAGCTTTCCGCCCGTGTTAGCTGGCCTTGGCCCAAGCTGGAACTTATGGCCCCGGCTTGGGCTTTTTTATTGAGAGGACTTTATGGAGTACACGGATCAACAGTTACTGAATTGGTGGGTGGGGCTGACAAAATCTGATCAGCGCTATCTCATTGAGCTGATGTGCGAGAAGATGGAAAACAAAGCTTTCCCTGAGAATCTTCTCAAGATGTATGACAATGGCCTGACGTTCTCACCAAAACAAATTGCCGACATTCGGAAGTGGGATAGATGAGTAAGGACTTGTGCAGGCTTTGCAGAAAACCTTTCAACGATCATCTAATAACTGATGACGGCGATTTCTGTCACGGCAAAGGTGTTTCACGTGATCAGATGTTTATGCCTTCCAAACTCACTGAGAGAAAAATCAATGTGAGAGGCAAAGAAATAACTGAGATTTTTCATAACCAAGCTATTCAAGTGGAAGCTGATGGCCATCTCTGCTTAAGAGAAGATGTCCCTGCTGATGGTGCTGAGTATCTTGTTGAGCACGATACCTGTACTCTTCAGAGAAGAGTTTATAGGCAACAGCTTATAGCCATGACCACGCGAGACGTTCTCGGAAAAGAAACTCATCACGTGTGGCGCATGTTTGTGCGAGATCCAAACTTCAAGGATTGATCATGCTTGAAGCGGTACTTGACTATGAAACTCGAAGTGCGAAGCCTTTGGATTTGTCGGGCGCAATAGAATACGCGAAAGATCCAACTACGTCGATCTTTTGCTTAGGCTATCAAGTCAATGACGCAGAGCCAAAAATCTGGATACCTGAACGCGCTCCGATGCCTGATGATCTTTGGGAGTGTTTCAAGCGCGGAACGTTGATTGCTCACAACGCTGCCTTCGAGCGGGCCATCACTAAATACACCTTACCCCGCTATAGCTGCCTCACCATTGAACAGAAAGAGCGGCTTGCTACCTTACCCATAAGCCGGTGGCGTTGCCTTGCTGCCAAGGCAGCCATGTGCTCGCTACCTAGGAAATTAGAAGGGGCTGCAAAGGCCCTTGAGCTTAAGACTCAAAAAGACGCGCATGGTCATAAACTGATCAAGAAATATTCAAAGCCGCGTAAGCCCTCAAAGCACAACCCATCACCCTGGTGGAGTGACAAGAAAGATTTGAGAGACATCTACCGCTACTGTCTGACGGACGTGAAAGCTGAACGCGAGTTACACGACGCTCTGCCTGATCTATCGGACTTTGAGCAATCGGTTTGGGAACTGGATCAAAAGATCAACGATCGCGGCGTGCTCTTTGACATCCCAACGGTGAAAAAGATTCTCGTGCTCGTCAACGAAGAGATGAGAGACATCACCAAGCGCGTTCAGATTCTCTCACAAGGAAAGATCCAGAGTCCCGCTCAGCGAGAAAGAGTTTTAAACTGGATCAATGCTCGTGGCGCTAAGATGGCAAACCTTCAAGCGCCCACGATCCGCGACAGACTTCTTGGTGATGATCTCACCGATGACGTGAGACGGATGCTTGAGTATCGTCAAGGTGGCTCAAAGACATCTGTAGCGAAGTACCACACCATTCTTGCAGCAGCCGGCAGCGATCACAGAGCAAGAGGGCTTTTACTTTATTGTGGCACCATTCCAACAGCTCGGTGGAGTGGTAAGCGAGTTCAGCCGCAAAACTTTCCGCGTCCAACGGTGAAAGAGCCAGGGCAAGACTACTTTGATTCTGACAAAGCAATTAGGATTGCACTCAAGCGTGGGCGAAAGGGCCTGGCCAAACGCTACGGTAAGTCCAAAGTGATGGACGTACTGGTGTCCATCATCCGGGGAATGATCATCGCAAGCATTGGCCATGATCTTTATTGCGCTGACTTTGCAGCAGTTGAAGCTCGCATCGCGTTTTGGATTGCTGAGCACGTTGAAGGCATTCGGGCCTTTGAAGAGAATAGAAAACTTTATGAAGAGATGGCTTCGGAAGCTTTCGGTATCCCACTTCACAAAGTCACCAAGAATTCTCTCGAGAGATTCGTTGGGAAAGAATCGGTCTTGGGCTGTCAGTATGGGCTTGGCTGGGCAAAATTTCTAAAGAACTGTCATCAAAAAGGCGTGAAGCAAGTCACGCCCGACATGGCCAAAAAAGCAGTCTACACTTATCGAAAGCTCCACCATCCTATCCCAACGTTTTGGAAAGCGATTGAAGACGCTTGTATTCAAGCGATTCTCAATCCTGGCAAACGCTACAGAGTCACCAAAGTTGTGGCCTACGTATCTGATAAGTGGCTCAACATCAAACTGCCCGGCGGTCGCCGTCTTCGCTACTTCAAACCGCGCATCACTCAAAAGCAACTCGCTGGTGGACGCATGGTGCCTGAGATTCGTTACTGGACAATTGAGCTTCACCAATGGCGTGAGACAACGATTTGGGGTGGCATCTTCACCAATCACATCGTTCAGGGCATTTCGCGTGATCTCATGGTGAATGGGATTATCAACATTGAAAACGCGGGCTACAAGTTTCTTTTGTCCGTTCACGATGAAGGACTAGCTGAGAAAAAGAAAGGGCTTGGCAGCGTCAATGAATATGTCAAACTCATGACAAAGCTGCCCGCTTGGGCAAAAGGTGCGCCTATCACGGCTGAAGGATGGTGCGGACCTAGATACAAGAAAGGCTAACGGAATGGCCCGACAAAAGAAGAATCGCTGCATGGTGAAGTCTTGTCGTGTTGTAATCGATCCGAAGTACCACTTCTGTTATGCGCATCGAAAGTGGAGTCTTCACGATGTGAAGACACAGTTTGAAGAGAATCACCCCGCGCCTAAACCTAAAGAGCCACTAAGACGATTCTTCTGTGATCCGTGTGGCTCAGTAAGTTTTTCACCCACCTACACAGATTGCAAAGCGTGTGGGCATAAGACTGAAGAAGTAGGCGTTTAGAGATCAATCGAATCTTCGTTACGTGCTCTGAAGTATCCACGGATTTTATCACGCAGTTGAATCTGTCTTTCATCCCAAGTCTCAAGCATGAGCATCCCGTGCTGATCATACTTAATATCGGTTTCAGGATTGTACTTGCACCCGGATAAAATCTTGCCGCGCGTTCCGTAAAAGCGTAAAGCTTTTCTGCCGTGGAAATCGTGATATACGACACCAGAAACAAAACCCACATCGCGCTTGATCCAGCGTTGAGCACGGGCTTGCCATTCAAGCATCTTACTCATGTAAGGCCCGGCAGCGTATTCACTGCGAGCTGAAACCAAAGTTCCAACTAGGCCGTGAGCCATGTACCAGTCACCGGCACCAAGGATGGCGTAGTCAATGAGCCCACCCACCTTGTTGATCGCATCAAGATTGGCAGCCCAAGCAAGGCCAGGACGCCCGAAGACGACTTTGCCGGTCTTAGTGACACCATACTCGGTTTCGATCTTCCGAAACTCTTCGGGGTTAGGCGTGCCGTATTTCACGTAGTTTGCCATGAAAGAAGGTTGAGCTTCGCCGATCGGGTTGAAATTGGTGTCAAGATCAATGAGGTTTTCCCACATCTGGACAAACTCATAATGCTGAAGCTGATGCCAGGTTTCCTCAAACCAATCGCAATAAGCGCGAGACGGCCTACAGTCAGCATCCACCCAAGCCACTTCATTCACCTTGAGCCCAAGGCCAGGGGCAATCGCACAGGCGTGACGGATACCCATGTTGATCATGTTTTCCTTGTGCCATAGCTCTTCAACGGAACGCACTTGCAGGTGAAAAGGATTGTTGGGCTTTGTCACCATGAACGGGCGATCACCAAAGGCTTGCTCAACGGTGATGAGTTTCGCACCGGCCTGCTCGCACATCTCTTTGAAACGCCAGTAAAGCTCGTATCTTCGCTTGTATCTGATCGGATTTGATAGCACGGTGATCACCCAGAAACCATCAAGGTTTGCGGGTACGCGGTGCATTTCTTGGTGTGGGTTATGTGACTCAGTAAGAGCCAACGGACTTCTCTGCCCTGGTTCGGTGACTTGCCATCCTTGCATGGTGAAAACAATATGCAGACGCTTACCGATTTGGCAAATTATTTTTGTATGGTAGGGGAAACGAATGCACACCAAGATAGTTTTAACCGAGACTCAAAGAAGGAATTTCTTAGCTTTAATCAAAAGACGCGGCCTGAACGAGTGTTGGCCTTGGCTCGGTTATCGCGACAGATTCGGTCGCGGTGTTACTCGATTGGCAAATAGGAAACAAATAAGAGCACCTAGAGTCATGGCCCACCTATGTGGGATGTCACCAGGAAAACTTCACGTGTGCCATTCTTGTGATCACCCCTGGTGCATGAACCCCCGTCATTTTTGGCTGGGAACACCTAAGCAAAACGCCGCTGATAGAGAACGAAAAGGTAGGGGTGGCATTAGAAATAAACGCTCAACTCTTTGGCTTAAAGCTATGAGAAAGGCGAAGCATAATAGTAAAGGGCACTTTGTCTGGTAAGGTGGCTGAAGAGTGATTCGAACACCCGACCCCTCCGGTGCTATGCATCCTCACGGAGTGCTCTACCCCTGAGCTATTCAGCCACTCCCATTGTCTCATTGGTGTTGGGATAGCCAAAAGTAAATCATGAGAAGGGCTAGAAGAAATAGCCACGGATCAAATTTCATTCCGCTTTGAGAGATTGGACTTGCTCTAAAATCTTTTTGTGATTGGCGATCGTGGATTGAAGCTCATAAGAGCAATCGTTTTTTAGGAGTCTGCACGCGGTTTCAAGCTTAACCGTTTCTTCACCGTAGTCAGCTGCCGATTGAAACACGGCAGGTGGGTGAGCAGGTAGCGGGCTTACGGCAGGACGCGCTTCAAGCACGTCAAGCGTTTGCTCAGTTGTGAGTTGAGTCGTTGTGGAAGTACCCACGGTGTTGGCGCAAGTAGATCCAAGACTAATCACACCATTCACAAAGCAAGCTGTGCGGTTTTGGATCGTGATCGTTTGGCAGGCGCTAAGGGCCAGTGTGAACAAAAGCAGCAAAATCACTTGCAGCGGCTTGAAGGGCAGTTTGATACGCACTTGAGTTTGCTCCTTGCTCTTGAGCGATGAGGGCCAGAGCTTCGCTTGCAGTAGCCCACTTGGTTTGAAGTTCAGCGTTGACGAGCTTGATTGCTGTCACGTCGATAAAAAGAACGATTTGATTGAAGAGCGCATCAGTAATGGCATTGATTGCATCGTCTTCGAGATCTTGAAATACCGGAAGATCAAGCACCGGGATGGACGCTTCAACGCCCGCAAGAGCCACTTCACCCATTTTAATGAGTGGAGTCCACACGATAATTTTGAAAGCGTTTTCGGCGTCAGTGAGTGGCCTGTAAGCTGATGTGGTCATAAAAAGTGCGGGGGCTTTTAAACCCCCGCAAACCTGTTAGAGCTTTCCGATTTCAGCTTCAGCGGCAGCTTCGCCAGCTTCAGCGAGAGGCACCACCGATGCAGGAAGGATTTTGTTAAACTCTTCAAATCCAAGCTCAGCAACTTGCTCAGCGCTGAGATCAGCATACAGGCTTCCGCCTGCCTTAACGACACCAGCGGCCTGGCCACCGCCAACGCTTGCGTTCAGGGAAACCGCGCCTTCAAAAACGCCGTTGCCTTTGTCGGTAACAGAAAGAGTGAAAGGGCCAAAAGACTTAGAAACTGGACTCATGATTTTATCTCCTTTTTACGTTTGCAAACATGCAAGGTTATCCCTGCAATCTCTCTTAAGAACCACCACTTCAACACAGGATGGTGAAAGGTCAAGTGGAAACTAGACGACAGTAAGTGTGAAAGAGTTGACATCTTTCTGAAGCTCCATAAATTGCTTGAAGGCTTCGCCGCTATCCTCAATCATTCCGGTGCCTTTTTTAAGCCCAAGTAGGATGCAGCCCTTAGAATCTTTGTTGTAGTTGCCGATGTGAATTTCAATGTAGGTGACGGGCTGGCCTTGGAAATCCGGCACGCTTTTCAAAACAAAGACCGGATAACCGTGATCAGGTGAATCGTACCGGACACACTCGTAAGTCTTTCCACGCTCCACTTTCGGTGCCCAGCCCGAATCACAAGGATAGGCGTGCTCAAGCGTTGCGAAAATAAACTTTCCGTCTTCGGATTTCATCTCACCGAAAACGCCGTAAAGCCCGCATTGATTTGTGGTGAGTGTGAAATTCATTTTCTGTCTAGCTTTCCTTCCATGCGTGAAAGCCTGGTGTTTTGCTCATCGAGTTTGTTTGAAAGGTCATCAAGCTTTTTAAGCACCCTGCCTTTCAATTGCTCTTGAGCTTGTGCGGTGTTCACAACAGAATCGTGAGTACTTGAAAGCCACGCTGTAAAACCAATTCCAGTTAAAACAAAGCTTCCGATTGTGCCCCACAGTAACGCTTTATCTCCTAGACTTGCTTTCATGGTGTCCCTTTACTGATAGTGTTCTTCAATTCCGATGAAGCCCGAACCGCCTGCACCGCCCGCAGCTCCGTTAGTTCCTGCACTCCCACCAGAGCCACCACTTCCAATGATATAGGGATAACTTACCGCTGGTGAACTAATTATAGCGTTGAAAATAAATGCGCCAGCTCCACCGCCAGAGCCCGCGTACCCGGTCGGAGCTCCGTTACCAGTAGCCGCGCCACCACCACCGGCACCAGTATTGGCTGGGGCAGCAAGTCCCGCCCAAATTGCGCTGGCTTGTCCCGTTCCGCCACCACCGCCAAGAGGTGAACTTGCACCGGGGGCACCAGATGGAGCACCTGTATATGATAAGTTGGTGAAGGCAGCTCCACTGCCACCAGCACCAGGAAGTGCAATACACGGTGAGACAGACCCGCATGATCCGCTTGAGTTGCTTCCGCCGTTACCGTTAACTGGCCCACCTACACCACCACCGGCAGAAAGAATATTTGGGCCAAAATAAGTCGTTACGCCGTTTCCGCCCGGGCCCATCGTGGATGAGTTACCAGAGCCAGAGCCACCACCACCGCCACCAATCATGTTGATTCTTAAATAAAGCGGGCTAGGACTTGTTGGCGTCGTATAAGTAGCTGTTGCAGTCGTTGCAGAAAAAGTGACGGAAGATGTGCCCGATCCAGTTGAGCGTGAAAGAGTAGTGCCCGAAGTAGCGCCAGTGCCGCTCATCCAAAGAACAGCGCCAGATTGAGCGGAAAGAGCGCCTTGAACGGTATAGGTGTGCCCGTTGTTGGTGTAGGTGTCACCCACTGCACACGTGGTGCTTGTTGAAATCGTGAAGAGCCATCCGGTCTGAGTTCCGGTGCTCGTTAAGTTTGTCCCGGTAGGTGCTTTAAGAGCTGTTGAGTTTCCAGGTAGCGAGCCCATCGCAACAGATGTCCCGGCAGAGATAGGCACTTGGCCTGATGTCCCGGCAGCTAAGCGCGTTGGCGTGCCGGAAGATCCACCATAAATCATGTCACCTGCCGTGGTCATCGGATTAGAGAGCGTTCCAAGCATCGTGTTGACTTGAGAAACCGTCAATGCTGTTGGCGCTGCACCACCCCCGGTGTTGTTTCCCAGAATCGTATTTGTCGCGATTGAAGCAATGCTTGAGAGCGCAAGATTTCCACTAATGTCAGTAAAAGCGGGCTGGGTGGTTTGGGGAACGCCTGAACTATTCCAGCTCGAAACCCACTGGTGAGATGTTGCTGAAGTGATGATCTCAACACCACCAATGGCTGAAGTCGTTGCCGTTGGAAGCTGACTTGCTGTTGCCGATCCACTGATATCACTGAAGGCGGGCTGAGTTGCTGAAGGTACACCGCTTGTCGAAATAGCATTGATCCACTCGTGAGAAGTGCTTGCAAGTGATTCAATCCCACCAAGAGATGTTGCAGTGGGGTTTGGAAGTTGGCTTGCTGCCACAGAGCCAGAAATATCGCTGAAGGCTGGCTGAGTTGCTGAAGGCACGCCGCTTGTGGAAATCGCGTTGATCCACTCATGAGAGGTACTGGCCAGTGATTCAATACCACCTAAAGATGTCGCTGTTGGGTTTGGAAGAACACCCGCAAGTTGATTGTAGTTCACTTGCGCACACGTCAGATTTCCGCTCGCTGCAATCGAATCAGCGTATTGTCCGGCAGAGCATCCAGTAGGAACTGAAGCAAGAGCCGTTGCTGTACTCGCATTTCCGGTGAGAGCACCAACGAAAGTTGTCGCGTTCACCGTGTTTGCAAACGTAGCGCTTTGATCTTGATTGAGCGTAAGTGCCGTTTGAAGGCCCGTCGTGCTGTTGTTGGTGACTGAGAAGACAAGCTCAGAGCCCTTAGCTGAAGAAGACCAGTTTTGAGTAGCATAAGCTTGAACAGCTGTGGTGTTGTTCAACGTGTGAGAAGTATCAAACGATCCACCTAAGCCTAAAAATCCAAGTCTTGAGCCAGAGCTGATCGCAGCGCCAGGATCGGAAAAAAGAGATAATCCCGCTCCACCAGCTGAGCTTTGAGCGCCCGTGTTGATTTCTTCAATAATGGGGTTTGAGGTGTTTGAAAGAGCAAGGCTAGTCCCGGTCGCAACACCAAGAGTTGGTGTGACGAGAGTGGGGCTAGTCGCTAAAACCACATTGCCAGAGCCTGTTGTTGAAGACGCTGATGCCGCAGTGACAAGACCTTTTGCGTTTACGGTGACGTTGGCTATGTTGAATGATCCAACGTTGGAATTGACAGTTGCGAGAGTTGAGGCGGCAGAGCCAGGCCCGGAAGCTGTCACATCGCCAGTGAGTGCAGTGATGTAGTTTCCAGCGGCTTGTTTTCCATTGAAAGTATTCCAGTCGCTAGAGGCAAGATAACCGTTGTGGGTTGTATCAGCCACATGTTGGGCAAAAGAAGTTCCTGAACCAAGCACCGCACCAGTTCCACCCGTGACAGTAATTCCATCCGTGCCCGCATCGGTGAGGTTTCCAGTTGTGCCGTTTGACGCCGCCGTGATGAGTCCCTTGCCGTTTACGGTGATCGATGCATTAGTGAAAGATCCAGTGTTGCTATTGACGGTAGCGAGAGTGAGAGCGGCAGAGCCAGGCCCGGAAGCCGTGCCATCACCCGTCAATGCGGTGATGTAGTTTCCAGCGGCTTGTTTTCCGTTGAAAGTTGTCCAGTCAGTTGATGAGAGACATCCAGCTTGTGAGCCCGATGCCGTGTTACAGCTGACGGTGTTGCTCGTGTCCACGAGTGGAGACGAGAAACTAAGAGCGGCTTGTTTGTTGTTGAACGTAGTCCAGTCAGCACTTGCCAAAAGGCCCGGCTGTGAGCCCGATGCGGTTTGAACGTTGACGGTAACGTTAGGCCCAACAGTGGAGCTTGATCCACTTCCGATCGATACACCCGTTGTGGATGTGGTGATAGATCCAGGTGTGAGAGAACTTTGTTTGCTGTTAAACGTATTCCAGTCAGCGCTTGCAAGATATCCGTTGTGAGTCGTATCCGCTACGTGCTGAGAAAGAGACGTGCCTGATCCAATGACAGAGCCAGTACCGCCAGTGACGGTTATGCCATCCGTTCCGGCATCGGTGAGGCTTCCAAAAGTGAGAGCGCTTTGTTTTCCGTTGAAAGTTGTCCAGTCAGTTGATGAGAGACATCCCGCTTGCGAGCCCGATGCAACATCACAAGTAATATTCGGATTGAGCCCACCAGAGCTGACAATCGGAGCAGATGCCGTGACAGAGCCGACACTAGGGGGAAAGGAGTAAAAGCCTTTAGTGCCAGAGCCATTTGTGCCGTAATATTCAGAGTCACCCGGTGAGGAAGCATCACCTACGAGTGAAACACTTCCCGCTGTATGAACGAGTGAATCGATGAAAGAAAGAGTGCTCTGTTTGCCGTTCAGTTGGGCCTGTACATCACTCGTGACATTTTGGATGTAGTCAAGCTCAGTTGTCGTGACTGGGCTAGAAACGACGTTTCCAATCCCATTGAGCACCATGACAGTGTTGGGAGTTCCGTAAGAGAGGCTAAGCGCGGTGTCTACTGTGCAAGAATTCACCTCGAAAGCTGAAGCGGGCTGAATCAAAAATAAAGAGAGTAAAAATAAAAGCATTAGAGTTCTCCTACTCGCGTAACAAACCAACTCACTTCACCCGTGAGAGCGCCGTTTGCATTGGTGTTGACGACAAACCCATCAACCGCTTTCGATTGATAAGTGAAAATTCGAGCGTCTTCACCGCTCAAACTAATAATATAGTTGGTGTCTGCATAGGCATCATCAAAAGTAACTGTTGCCACTCGTGGTGTGCCTGAAAAATCACTGGGGGAAAGAATACCTGCTTTGACTGAAACCGTCTCACCCGTGGGAAGATTTGGTGAGCCCGGCTCAGTACAAATGCTGCTTAAGTTATTGCCTTGAACAGAGCCCGATGGCCTGCCTATTTCGCAATCCGTTTCAAAAACAACCCCAGTGATATTTGAGTACATTAATCCCCCAGATAGTCTTGAGGTTGAATATTCAAAACCTGTTGAAGTAAGAAGATCGTGCGAGTTCCACCATTGGCAAGCGTTGCTGTCAGTGTAATCCCCTCACTCACCACATCAGAAAAGCCAAGGGCTGCGATCGTTGAGGTGAGAGTTAAGATAGCCATGTCATCTGATCCACTCACAACAGCGCCAATAGGCATATCAGCGGCTTCTATTTGGGTAGCTAGAGCATCAAAAACATCTTCAGCCGTATCCCCAGACAAAGCTTTGTAAGTAAATTGCAGGCCATTTAAAGTGACTGAGTAAACCGTCCCGCTCACAGGTGGTGATTCAAAATCAAGCGTGTCGATTTGAGCGACACCTGAGATTGTGACAATCACCTGTAGGTTTTGATTCACCTGTGGGGCTGGTAACATGTTTTGAGTGTCCACCGTCGTAAGATCAAACTGAATCTTTCCGGCACCTGGTGCACCCACTACCGTGATACCACCCGAGTTTGTGAAGGTCTTTCTGACTTGAGTGTTACTCAAGCCCGGAAAGATCCCCACAATCTCACTGACATTTGTTAAATCAAAAGGCTCACCAGTTACCGCGAAAAAAAGACGGGTGAAAAAAGTCTTCGCTGCCGTCTGAATGATTTGAACCGAAGAGCAAGCACTACTTTCACCACATCCTAAATTCATGATTTATCCCGCCTTAAAGTTTGATGATATAATATTGGCTGATGTTGGCTGGTCTAGTTTCCGCGCCAGTTCTCGGTGTTCCATTAATGCCATCGGAGCTTGGATTGTTTACAAGATCGCTACTTTGTTGAAGCGCATTCACGCCGCTCGCAGCATCAAAAGTACCCGTACTGCTTCCCGATGTGAGATTTAACGTAGGCACAGTCAAATGATGATGATGGCCTTGGAATTGATCGCCTTGAACTACGGCTAGAGTTCCAGAGTAAGTAATCCCCGCAATCGTTTGAGAGCCAGCACCTCTGACAAAGATACCGGAATGGTTAGGCACATTGAAAGTCGTGCTGCCGTCACCAATACCAAACGTGGTGCCGATCACTGCGAAGAGTGTCGCGTAAGTGGTTCTCGAAATGGCTGAGCCATCGCAAAGCTGCCAGCCATTTGGAGCTGTAGCCACAGGCCACATCGTGATTTCACCTGATGGGCGAAACGCTTGCTGAAGCTGAGCCAAGAAAGTGGCAGCTACACCATTGTCATTCACGTTGGCATTCAAGGTGTTTGCCATGAATTGCGCGACTTGAGATGCAACAAAGCACGCTTGTCTCAACGCTTTGTTGTTTAGGGCTGATGAAGCCACCCCAGACTGTTGGCCTGGCCCGAGTTGTGGACTAGCTAAGTAACTGGCTTGGCTTAAAACATTGGCCCCACCGGCTGTTGCAAACGGTACAAAATCATTAGTTGGCATACTATTATCTCTCCTTTTTTAAACTTCCTATATTTAAATCCGTAACAGCTCTTTGAACGATAAAAGCCCTGTTACGGCTCAAACAGCTATCCGCCTCCATGCGCTCGCCATTTGAAACTTTTTAAGTTGGTGCAATAAAACTCCCCCATGAGGCATCATCCCACCCGTTCAGTGAGGTTGTGTCGCAATCCCACGCGAAAAGCGGATTAGTGTCAACTGGAATAACGTAGTCACTGATCAGCACACCTTCGGGCCTTGGCACAAAATACCCGCCTGTGATCAAAGCTTGCGTAAGTGCGTCTGGAATAGAGCCGGTGATCGCAGCGATGAAAGACATGTTTTGCCCATCGATGATGATCAGATTGTACTGAGGCAAAACTGTTTCCCAGATTTCATATGCGCCGTTAGTGGTGCCATCCCAAGCGTTGATTGCAATTCTTGCTTTGATCAAAGTGAGGTACACATCATCGGGCAAAACGGTAATAGAGGTTTGAGTGCCTTGCCACGTTCCAGAATCCCACCCATCAAGAGTGGTGTCATCCCAAGTGAAAAACACACCAGAAATGGGGGTGTTAAGAATTCTTGAAACTCCTACCCATTGCCCAATGATATCGAGCTGATTTCCGATTGGGTTTAAATCGATATCGAAAATCTCAATCATGGATGCGAGAAGCACTTGCACTTGCACCAAGACTTGAACCACGGCTGTGATTGTAGCCTCAAAGTTGGGTTGGCCTTGAAACTCAGAAGTGATTAAATCCAGATAAGTCTGGGTAGTATTCACGCTCATGTTATGAAACTCACGTTTCCAGCTAGACATGTTGCTAGGACATTAAAGAGCAATTCGATGTCACTCGTTCCAAACGCACCACCCCCAAGTGTTGCACCTGAAAGGGTGATTGCAGAGCTTGATTTTGCAAGCGTGAAAGTGTCACCCGTTGGGCCAGGCGTGTTGTAAGTCACTGTCACCACATCGGTGGCCACTGAATAGTTTGCGGGTGTTAAATCCGCGCTCGAAGAGGCTGCGAGGAACGCTTGAAGTGCGGCAGCGGTAAGCAGATTTGTTGTGCCGATCTCCACTTGATTTCCGCTCGGTGTTCCGGTGACAAACGTGATGAGTAATCCATTGACTGTAACCGTGTCTAAATTAGCTGGGTTGGAAGTCAACGTGATCGTACCCGTTGCGCATCCAGCAAGTTCAACACTCTCGATGGTGAAAGTTCCTGCCGCTGTACTTGTTGGAACGTAAGCCGCCACAATCACCTGAGTGATCACGATCGTTCCACCAATTGGCACTGATGAGATGTATGCGGCCACGGCGGCAGCAATGATATCTTGATTGCTTGAAACCCAACCCGCAAGAGGGGTGAGAGTGACTTGCACCGCGATGGGCTCAAGAGTTGGTCTAAAGAAATTGATGGTGATTGGCACGCCTTTGGGATCAGTGAGAGGCACGCTCGTTGTGCCATAAGTCTGGGTGCCGGGCGTTTTATAATCGAGAATCGTTTGAGCAATATCGGTGTCATCTCCACCCGCTACAACGAGAGAAATACCGTGGGGTGGAAGACCGTTTGCATCGGTAGTTCCAGTGTCATTCTCATAAGGTGAAAGAGCCGTAACACCCGCCACATTTCCAACTGCACCGATCGTGGCATCAAAAATAGTTTGAGCCGGGATGGAAGTAGAAATAGCTTGTCGATTTCTTAAAGCTGCATCAGATTCATAAGCCTGCCCCGCAATTGCGGCACCTGGATTATTCACAGTCTGCCAACCTTGAGTTGGGGTGTTGATGCCGGTGATTGTGTCTGCAAAAGCTTGAATGGCACCAGGTGCCGCTGATGTTGCAGTCACCGTAATGGTGCCGCTGTCTGGAATGGTTACGCTTGCGGGCAAGTTCCAAATCTGATTGAGGGTGTCGATAGCCGAGCAGTTGATGAGAGAAGTGTTTGCTGTTCCAACAATGACAAGCTCAACAGTGGAGTTAGTCGCACTCTGGCGTCTCAGCCCGTTAATTTTCACATTGCGAGAGAGCCCAACACCCTGAGCGGTACTTGGTGAGAATGAGTTATAAATAGAAGCACCTAGAGCTGCCGTATCGTAAAGGGCTTGTGAGACAACTCCGAGCCACTGGCCATCTTGTGAATCACTTCCAAGGTACACATCGGCACCATAGATGTTTTGATAAGAGGTAGTGAGATACGCAAGAAATGAAGGGAAATCCGCGTAATGATATCCGGCTGAATCGATCCAAACTAAGCTTGTAACGTCCATTAGCTGAGTGCTCCAATATTTTCCATTTGTAGCTGAGTCTGCCCATAGATCGTGTCGAGCGTTGCGCTGATACTCGTATACGCTCGCGTGATGGGATCAACTGAGCTTTGCCAGTTCTCTAAATTCTGAACGCCTTGAACAGCTAGGATGGTTTGAATCAAAGTTTGATCCGCTTCATCCTGTGAATTGTATCCAAAAACTCCTTCAAGCCAAGGTGTTCCATCATTGATGTTCAAATACCACTCGCCCAGCCACAACCTCAGAGATGTTTCTACGGCTTGACCAACGGCTTCGGGCGAGTTGATCAGAAAATTCTGTTGCCCATTTCCAAACATGTAATCACCCGTGGGTGAGAGTTGTCGGTATCTCATACGATTGGTGCCCCCGTATCTCCACTACCCGGCGTAACGCCAGGATGGATGTGAGTAGAAAGAGGAATTCCACTTGCTGTCACTTCACCCGTGACAACCAAATCACCCGTGATGTTTACACCAGAGGGTGCCACTAAATTAATCCCGCCACTCGGAGTGACTTCAAGATACACAGTTCCATCATCACTCCTAAGCTGGGCATTCTCTGAGCTGATATTGCTGATCACTCTAGGCTGTGATTTTGGGCCTGGAATAGCAAAGCCATCAGAAAGGTCATGCATTCTCAGTTCGATGGGCTGTTGAATTCCACCACTCTGCCACCAAGAATCGATGCATCGAGAAGCGATCACAACTAAAACCTCATCACCAACCGTAATTGGAAAGGTGAGACTAAAGCCACCCGCCGATGGAAAACAGATGGGGACATCACCGAGCACAGGCATGTTGACGAAACTTTGCACGCCACTCTCACTGGTGGCCACACCTCTGATTGCTGGTGTGCACTCGATGGTCATGGCTTCAAGATCGACACTCTGAACGATGGCGGGAAAGGCTGTCCACATCTGGGATTGAAGCCCTTGAAGAGCGTATCTCATCGCGGTTTCTGGATCGTTTAAAACTTGATTACGATCCATAGCCCACCTGCACGCTGTCTAAAGGATTGCTCGAAACGTCCACCGTGAGTAGTCTCATATTGCTGTACCACTCTTGGCCGCGCGTATCGCCTGAGTGTTCAACGACTAGAGCGTAATACATGCCATCGTGTGAGATAGGGCTAGGGGTGTTGGCAGGGCTTCCAGGTGTCCAGAAATCAATTTTCATTTTTGCAATAGAAGCATTGTCAAGCTGCACTCTGTTGTGCACTCGAAGATTGGGATTGAGTAACGACTTCACATCAATCCCTTCAGTAGTCTGTTGCGGAGTTCCGATCATGCCCGTCTTGCTCGTGAGCACGATTGCCTGATTAGGCAGATAAGTCCCTTGAGAAAGGAAAACTAAATTTCCATCTTGAATAGACCACGTGAAGCCATAAGTGTCGGCAAGTTTCTTCAGATGATCGCGAGAATTTCCATAAATAACTTTCGCGCGTGGCAGAGCAATCTGAGGAAGCTGGCCATTATATCCAGGTGAAATTCCCATACCAGACATAGAAGCAAGACCAGCATTGAGTTGTACCTGTGGGGTGACACCCGCTTTGATTGTTTGATTGATCGTGGCGAAGTTGTAAGCCTTATCCCCATCACCACAGTTCAGATTGATGAAAGTATCTGTGGCACTCTCACGCCCGGTGATAAATTGCTTGATGTTTCCTTTGAAGATGAGCCCGTAATTTCCGAGATACCCCGCTTGCAAAAGCACGTTAGTGAATTCATTTTGGATGAGCTTTTGAGTCTTCGCCTCAATATTATAGACGATGATGTCACCCGCGTTAGGAGTCATCACGCCCGTTTTCTTCACTTTAAACTTGATTCTGAGCGCTGAAAGGTCAAGTGCTTGGCCTTGTTTATTGCTCACGAGAAGCGTGCAAACGCGCCCATACTGTTGAGTATTGGTGCTCTGGGCTGCACTTCCGGCTGATGGGAGTTGTTGGCTAGCCATTTGGCACCGCCGTTGCAAAATAAAGATTGGAGTCAATGCCCAAGTTATTCAAAGTCGGCACGGCTGTTGGGGTGTCACCAGAGGTGTTGACGTAAAGATTTCCCCCAATGCCCAAATAATCAAGGCCCTCTAGGCAATCAGCACCCGTAATGAGTGGGATGTTTACAGCAAGAGGATTGTCGTTTTGATCGGCAATGTCGAGCACCCAGCCTGAATCATCGGCAGTGTTCCACTTAGAAGTGAGAAGATAAGTCACACCAGCGAGCACAATCTGAAACTGTTGAGGCACGTTAGTGAGTGGGATCAAAAAGAAGGAGAGCATCAGTTACCCCCCGAGACAAGTCCGGTGATCGCATTCCAACCCGTGAAAGCAGCACTCTGAAGAGTCTTCACACCAGCGGTGCCCGTGCCGCCGTTACTTCCAGGGTTGGCGAGCTGGGATCTTGAAACCGTCGTGATGCCAATCGGCACCGTGATGATTTGTTGGAAGCTCGCATTAATCGAAAGAATATTTTCACTCTGCTTATCAGTGGTCAAACCAAGCGCGGAAAAGAGCATGTTGTAATACGTGCGCTTAGGAGTTGTACAGTTAAAGGGCTGAAACGAGTTTTGAAGAGCGAGCAGATTCTTATAAATGGTGGACAGAGATTGAGTCAAACTCGCTTGAAACAAAATCTGAATGGATAAGTTGGTGGGCTTTTTAAAAGCGTGATCCGCGATGTTGGCACCTTGCTGCACCGGCTGTTGGGTGATTTCAATTGCATCCACGGTATTTTCAGTAATCGTGACATAGCCCTTAAAAATAGGCTGGCCGCCGTTGCCCGATGCTGGGTTGGTGGTGTTGGGCGCAGTGGTGTTACCACCAAACTGGCGAGAAGGACCGATTGAGAAAAGCGTTTGTGGCTGGAAAATAAAACCGGCCATTATTGCATTGCCCCTTTCAGATTTCTAGTCATGTCGAAATTCACACGGTCTTGCTGGCTTGCTACGTTCTTTCCAACGGCATGAGCATCAGCACTGCCATTCACTACGATGCTTGTCTGTTGATTCACGCTTTGAGAAGAGTTTGCACCGGGTGGTAGGAGTGGCTGAGTCTTCGCGGCACCGGCAGGCCCCGCGCCTGGCGCTAATGGATTGGCACCACTTCCGAAAAGTTTCACGAGCTGATCACCGATGATCCCACCTACCCCACCAATTGCAGAGCTGATGTTTTTGATCACACCCCAAAGGTTTGTGAAGATGGCCAGCACATCATTGCCTGCGTCTTTGAGCGCATCTAAAGCACCGCTGAAATCGCCGTGGAAAAGCTGCCTGAAAGCCAGAGCGACATCAAAGAGCACACCCACCATTGAGTTGAGCGTGTCGTATAGGCCACTGAGCGCATCGCCTACAGCCTTGATCACAGGTACGGCGGCACTCCAATCAAACAGGGATTTTCCACCCTCTTGCCATACTTTGAAATCATCAAAGAGCACCAGAATGGCAGCGAGCCCAGCGAGAATTGCACCAAACGGTGTGAGTAGAAAACTTAAGTTGAGAATCTTCCACGCGGCGACTAATCCTAAAATTGCGGTAGACCAGCCGTTTGTGGCGTGATCAAGGCGTGTGAAAAAATCCCACACGCGAGTAAGAATTGACCACAGACGAGTGCCTAGCTCTGTTGTTGCTCGGAAGGCTTTGAAAATGAATTCCACAAACCTCATTAGGGTGGCTTGGATCTTAGGCATGTTTTGAAAAATCTTTTGCCTAAAAATATCCATCTGCTTAGTGAGAAGAGGAAAGAATTTTGCAGCTACCGATTTATAAACGGCTTCGAGAGCAAACTTTGTTTTTGCAAGAGAATAATTGAAGAGAATGGCTTGTCTCACCACTTGCGTTAGATTCACACCAGCATGAGCGTAGGCGTCGAGCATCGCTTGCCTCATGACGAGCCATCGATTCATCGCGGGTGCGATCAATCTCAACTGGTAGCCCATGTCTTCAAAGCCCTGTGAAACGCTTGCGATACTTGCAAAAATACCGGCTGTTGCGGCCTGAATCGATCCATAGAGAGCCAAGATTCTCACGCTTGCGGAATTGATGGCCTTATTGAATGCGGATAGAGATTTCTCATCCACATCAAACCCTAAGCCCACCAAGAATGATTTAATCACTTCACCCGTCATGTCTCGTTTGCCCTTTGCCGTCTCGTTTCGTTTTCATTCTCAACATCTATTGCTGCATTCATCCGAGAGATATCTTCCAAACTTATACTGCAATCAATCAGACTTTCGTACTTACACATCCCCCTCAACACTGGCCGCATCACCCACTCTTCACCGTCTGTCATGCCCACCCAAACCACAGGGCGTTTAGTCTCTACTTCCCGCCGTGGGAAATCTGGGGGGCAATAGCGAAAAAACCGGCGAGGTTAAACGCGAAAGCCCTCCCTGCCGCTTGAAGCAGCACTGGCAAGTCCACATCTTGGATCATTAAATTTTCATCGCGTGCGATCCGAGCCCAGTTACCGGCAGGGGCTTGCTTCACTTCCACAGCCGACAAAAGACCTAAGAGTACCTTGTTTGCGTCTTCATCAGAAAGCTTAGACAGCCCATTTAAAATAGGCTGAGCAATCTGTGCGATCGTTTCAAACTTTTGATCTTCGGTTTCTGTGCCGGAAAGCGTGCTCTTGATCTTCTGAGCCACTGGGATGATATCGCCTAAAATTGGCCCGAGTCTTCTCACAATATGGAATTGCTTGAAGGGATCAATCTTGCTCAGCTTGAATTCTCTACCGCCTGCTGTGAAATCTCTTTCGCTCATTTTCGTTCGTTCCTTTCATAAAATTTCCGGGCTAGTCCCCTTGTCGTTCAATTCGACTAGCCCGGAAATAAGTCATTAGATCCCGCCACCCAAGATTGAGTTGACTTGGATGCCATCAAACTCCCACTCCATCATCCCGCCTTCTTTTGCGTAGGTGAGAGTTGGGCGCTTCTTAAACGCTGCCTGTTGGATCACGGTGAAGTCACCACGAGCACTGTCAGAGCAGGTGAAGGTGTTGATGCCCCACACGGCTGAAGACAAGCTTTGAGCGTCGTAGGCTGCCATCAAAATTGCGTTTTGTGGCGAAGTCTTAAGAAGCCTGATCGTGATTTTGCATGAATCATCTGCCACCAAAGAGTGTTGACCTGTGCCATCCGCACCAATGGTCATCACGTTTTTGTCTGTGGTTGGCTCGATGGTGATGCCCTCTTCCGCTGCACTGGCACCGGCTGCTAGGTTTGCGGCGATCCCCGGACCCGCCATCAAACAACTGATATCTAAAAATGAGTAAGTCATTGTCTAATCCCCTTATTGATTGATGGTGATGAGCACTTGGCCCGTTTGGTTTGCGCCAGCAAGTTTAGACGCGATTTGGAATGGAGGGCCTTTTCTCGCTGCACGATCGGCTTCAGATTGCTGAGCCAAAGGCTGCATATAAACGTAGTATCCGAGTTTAAGATATTGCCCCTCTAAGAGCTGCCCAAACCCTGGTGCGTTCCACGTACCTGGTGCGAGAAACCCGTTGGTGACAAACTGTTGCTGTACCTGTGCAAGAGCCACAGAGAATTGCTGATCGCCAGCATCGGTTTGAGGCACCTTCGTTCCAGCCGTATAAAGCACGTTGTAGTAAGCGGTTTGAGAAGCATCAGCCAGTGCATCAGTACCAAAAGTTTCATCAATAAAGACTGGCCCTGCCATCGTTCCATATTGAAGGATGCTGGTGTTGTTATCGTAAGCCACAAACACGCTACATCGTTTTGCTTCGAGTGCATCGGCTTCAGAATCATCAAGCAATTCTGCCGCGATCCCAATGGCCTGTTGATACATCATCGTTTTGAAAGTGTTGCTTCCAGAGAGGTTGATGGTCAAAAGGTTTCCGAAAACTGCGAAAGCGGCGTAAAGATTTGTGCTGGAATACATCACAAAACTTTGCTCATAGTTGAGAGCCATCATCTCGCTCGCAATGTCATTACTGACTTGCGTGGTGAGAACACCAGTTTCTTGAGTGGTCACACCAAACATGCGAGTAATCGGATCAGCTTCAATGAAAGCCGCAATCGCAAGGTAGTCTGAATCAGAAGGCATGACAGAAGCCGCGAAGCCCATGCCGTACCAGTTTTTAGAAGCCACATCACACGCGACAACTGCCGCAAGAGCAGTCTCAGCCGCATAACCTGGCACCAAAGGAAGTGCGAGAGCCGCTGTCAAGCCCAAGAGAGACGAGATGTCTTGACCTGATGCTGGTGAAGTGGCGTAGCTCACGGAGGATGGGTTTAAGCCACCCGCGAGAGTCCCACCCGAAATGGTGATTGCAGTGCTGGATTTTGCGAGCGTAAAAGCGTTTCCGACCGTTCCCACTTCATAGAAGGTGCAAGTGATCACAGCACCACTCAAGGTGTATGTCCCTTTACTGATATTCACATCAGTGGAGTTGAGCAAGAAAGCCCAGAGGTTTGCTGCCGTGATTGCAGCCGTTCCACCGATCAACACTTGATTGCCGGTAGGGGCTGATGACACCAATGTCACCACCGTGCCGTTTACAGTAACGGTGTCTGATGCAGTTCCAGTGCCGGTAAGGGTGATCGTTCCCGTTGCTTCTACACCCGCGCCAGTTGTGGCGCTCGTGATTACAAACTGAAAGCCATCCCAAGTACAAACAGCTGATGCAGAAAGAGCCGTGGTGATCGCTGAAGCCACACCATTAAGTGTGGTGGCTGCCGAGAAGTTGAGAGCCGTGAGAGTTTTTGCTACTCCATCAACAGTGACATCAAAGCCACCGCTCGTGATTTGATTGAAGAGAGTGATAGCCTGTTGAGAAAGGCTCAAAATTGCCCCTTGTAACATGCCAGCCGTTGCTGTTCTCAACCATCTGCCTGCTGCAAAATTCGTTGGGGTTGGCTTCTGTTCAAAATAAATTTCAGCGGCGAGATATTCTGGCACATTAATTCCGAAATCGGCAGCCACTTCCGGCAAGCTAGAATAGTTTCGGATACGCTGAAGCCCACTGATGACGTTGGAGTCACCAATTGCGAGAGCTTGATTGAACAGTCGCCCTTGAGCGCCGCCTTGTGTGATAACCGTCTGAACGCTAATTAATCTCGAAATATCTAGCATGACTTAGATTCCTTTCATTGTGCACGCAAGACTTCTTGCGGCGGCTTCAGAAGACCCGGATACAATTTTGAAAAATTGAACACCGTAAAAGTCCACGGGGTTGATCGCAATAAACTTTCCACCAGCTATGGTGTAAGTGACTTTCCCGCTGGCATTATCAAGCTCTTGATAAGTTCCGGCTAAAGTCGTAGCCACAGTGAAGCTGATCGACGTTCCTGTCATCGTTGCAGGAAGCTGACATCCGACAAGAGACATCCCGTTGGTGGAAATCGCATTGCTTGTCGTGGTGCTGATCGGAATTGTTGCCGTTGGGAAAACAACCTGCCCAACAGGTACGACGTTAGCAAAAGCTTGCGCCGAAATTAAAGCTGCAACGATTGCAAGTAGTGAAAATATTTTTCTCATGGATTAACCTTCCTGCCCATTGACGGCAATTTCAACTGTTTTTGTTCCGCTACTCACGTTGGCAATCAGTGAGCCCGATCCACTTAAGAAAGTAAGAATCGGATAAACGCGCAAAATTTCGCGTCTTAAATAAACACTCATTTCCCAGCGATCCACCCAGCGCTCGTTGACGAGATCAGGAACGCGAGTCATGCGCGAAGTGTTCACAAAGCCCATGTTGGCTTTCTGAAGAGCTTCGAGATTCTGCTTAATCTGAAGGCCATCACGCAAAGCTTTCCCGTACTCAAGGCTTTGTAGCCCGTAGAAAGTGCATTGAAGAGTGAGAGCTTCCATCCGCATGAATTGATTGTTGCCGTTGTCGTCAACGCCCACGTAAGCATTGGTGTCTGAATCGTCTTCACTGAGCCCGAATGAAAGCCAGTTCACCGTGATGTCAGGGTAAGTGGGTGGATCTATCTGCCAACGAGGGACAACAAGATCACCAGGAAGCCCTGAAATGCCGACAAGCACCGTCTGAAGAAACTGCTCAAAAGTGAGAGTGCCAAACGGTGAGGGCTGTGTTTGCGGAAGTAAGTAGCCACCGCTTGCGCTATTATTTTGCGTCATCCGGCTGGCCTTTCTGCAACACAAGTTCCTTCGGTCCAGCCAGAGCCCCAGTCACTCCAATCAAAAACAACTTGCACGGTGAAGCGCTTGCCGTTTTTGACGATGATGTCTGGGTACTTGTCGCGACTGTCTGACACCAGTTTATGTTTCACCCAAAAACTTTGAACGTTAGCCACTCGCATGGCTTCGGGTAAGCGCTGAAGAGTTTTTCCGCTCACGGGCTGAACGCTGCCAACGATCGGATAACCTGTTTCTTGAAGTTGATTCTGCCCGAAGCTATCGCGGCACGCGGTGCGCTTGATCAGCGTGAGTGGCTGAACCAAATCAGGATCGGCGAGTAATTCAGAAACGTCTATCGACCCCATATGCTTTGCACCACATAGGTTATTGCGTTTCTAAGTTGGCCAGTCACCAAGAGAGCTTTCTCGCCTTTAAAGCCCGACTGAGTGATGTACTTGCGAGCCTTTAGTGTTGCTTCCGATGGCTCTTTAAGGCCCTCTTGATCGTTGATGACTTTTTTGCAGGAATTGCTAGCGATGGTTCCCACTCTCTCGTAATAGGTTTCGAGAGCAGCTGAGCCCTTCGAGAGCGCTCCTTTTGCAGCCTTTCTAAACTCTTCAGCAATAGCTTTTTGCGCGTTCCGAATTCCTGTTGTAAGGACCGGGCGAGGCGGAATATGAGCTTTCTCGCTGCCGAAATGATTAATGGCCAAAATTGCAGCATTCCCAATAGTTTCAGACTCTGTGCCTTTTGTTTTCTTTTCACGCTCATTGTCCTCTTGTGGAATTCCAACAAGCACAGCGTCTTTCTTGAAACGAGAAATCGTCTCATTGAAAGTCTTAGTGAAGTCAGATGTGACAGTGAGAGTGGCCTTCATAGCTGCACCACCCCCGCACCAAAGATTCTAGCGAGTCGATAAAACTGTTTTCCGTAGGTGGTGAGATTCCACCAGCCCGCGTTTTTCTCTTGGGTTTGCTGAGTGTCGTAGCCCACCGTCACTGAGCCCACCGTCTTGGTGTTCACTACGCCAGCTTGTCCGCCAGGTGTGCCGCCAATGTTGGCAGCCGCTACCGATTGCGCTTCAAGCGTGATCTCGTGAGCCACATAGAGGTTGATGCCCAAACAGGTTTGGCTTTTCCAGGCGCATGGGTTGACCATTGCCGTGGCGAGAGTGGCCCACCCTTGGATAAGGGTATCCGGGTACTTCACGGTGTCCGTGAATTCCGGGTAAGCCTTTCTGAAGTCAGCCACGACAAAATTCATCCGTTATTCCTCTTGCGCAGTTACGGGGGCTACTGGCTCGGAAGCCTTCACGGTAGCCCCCGCCAAAATCGGCTTGGCGGGCGTAGGAAGGGCCTGAACAGACCCGGATGCACTCGAGGAGGCGGGATGTGCGCTCGATGCTCCTTGTGCCGATTGAAGAGCTTTATGGGCCTTTCTCATGGCCTTTGCCTTCTGAAGCACTTTCGTGTCTTTTGCGGTCTGGATTTTTTGACGTGCAGCATCACGAGGCACGACTTGAACCGCACCAGATTGAATCAGCTTTTTGAAAGCCAAGTTGTGGGCCAAGCTATCTGGCACCTCTTGCTTGCCTTTTTTGTAGCTGCGATTTCCGAGCACTGTAGGCTTCGAGAAAATGACTTCCATCGTTCGATCCTTTCTAAAATTTTGTCGACAAAGAGGGTGGTGAGAAGCCGAAACCTCTCACCACCAACGACTTACTCTTTTACTTTTGCAGCGGCAGGTGCCGGTTTTGCAACGGCAGGGACAATGATGTCCCCGTCTTTGATGAGCTGTTGAATGAAGTTTCCTTCCATCAACTTGTCATCGATCGCTACCGAGCGTTTACTTTTTGGGTAAACCACTTTGCCAATTCTCACTGGCCTATTAAAAATAACATTCATGTGATCGTTCCTTTCTTAGATCCCGTCAGAGTATTGAAGGGTTTCTGGGTAAGGCAACTCCAACTCACCGAATGCCCAGATGTAAGGCGCGATGAAACGGATGCCCATGTAATACGCCGTCTCGCGACGGATTGGGACCATCGGATAACGAACGCGATTTTCTTCGTTGGTGTATGCCAACATGCGGTCTGCACCGTTCACGCCGCGTCCGGTAAGCCACTTGACGGGTTGAATGTCGAGAGCCTTTCCGTTGATCTTGAGAGAGATGGAATTGTCTTCCAAGAATTTCAAGATCGAGACGTTTCCAGCCGAGCTTACTTTTTGTGAAGCAAGGTAGCTGAATTGAGCAGGTGGCAACAGAAGCTTGGAAGGGCAAACTGCGAAAGCAGCGGCACTCCAAGTTGATTCGATCAAGGTGTTCACGTCCGCAAGAATCTCGTCTGGGGTTTTGTTCACCCAAAGAGTTGATCCGCTCACGCCAGCGGTAACGCCACCAACGGTGATTGCAGAGTTATTCAAAAGCCCTTGAGCGCCCACATCAGTTGATCCGATGTACACCATTTGATCGGTGTTCATTTGATACAAGATGTTGAGAGCATCGGTCTTCTGAGAATCGATCGGGGTGCCCAAACGCTGAGAGCGATCCAACTCCACCGAAGTGAAGCTGATTTCACGTCCCAAAAGTCTGAGTGGCAACACGGTCTTTTGACCATCGATCGACACACCAGGGATTGCAGTCGTTTCAGCCGAGATCCAAGGCATGTTACCGCCGTTAGATCCGCTGGAATTAGACTGAGTACCACCGGCTGCGAAAGCCGATTGAATGAAAGACGTGCTTTCATCACTCATCGTAATTCCAGGGCGTAACTTAATATCACGTCCCCAGCTCACACTGGTGAGCGGCATGTAGAGCCGTTTATCTAAATTTTCGAGCTGGTTAACATAGAACGCCAGCGCCGAGTCTTTGGTTTTAAATCCACGAGTAAATCTTTTCATTTTCTTTTTACCTTTCTGCTCTATTACTGAGCAATTCTAACTTCGCCAAACCCGTTGCTGTCCACGCCATCAGCAGCCCACGTTACATTTCCAACGATGGTGCCAGTGAGAGGAACATTGTTTCCAGTCGTTGCCACTTCAAGCGATCCGGCAGGGTGCCCAGACGATGCGGTAACAACCAATCCAACAACTTGACCACGCACAGGTGATCCAGCGTTGACGAGAACGGTTACGTAACCGCGCACGCAAAGGCCCTGAATCTGATCGGGGTTTGGTTCATTGGTGAAAAAATCTTCGTTGGTGCTAGAGCCGCTGATCGAAGGCGCTTGACGAGTCAAGATACCTGCAAACAAAGACGCTGTATCACCTGCCACCATTGGGGTGACACCTTCTGGGCCACCAGATTGGGGAACGTACTTCATTGGAAGTCCGTAGTTAGTAGGGAAAGGCGTGATCAAAGTGACCGGCTCGATGTTGCTGTCATCAACCCGAGTAACATCGCCCGGAACACCAGACGGAGACGTGTAAAGATAGCTTACCATTTTCTTCTCTGCTTTCTGGCCTTGTCAGGCCGGTTATTTCGCCACGCCGTAGTGCTTGGCATTAATTTCGTTCAACTCTTCAGCGGTTTTGCCTTCAGATGAAGTGTTTTCCACATCTTCATCTTTCCATTTGGTGCTGTCTTTGGTGCGCTCAAGTCCGTTGCCGCGTTTGGTTTTCACGAGTGCGTGAGCAGCCATGAAAATCATATCGGTGTTGGTCTTCGCATCAAACACAGGCTTGGCCATTCCAAGCTGCTTCAGCACTTTCGCGCCGTCTTCTGTTTTGGCAAACGCTTTGAGGCATTTCACGCGGGCATCTTTTCCGCTGTACTTTTTGCCAGGGGTGAGGATTTCAAACTTAGCTTCATCGCCAGTCTTTTTCGATTTCTTCTGAGACTCTTCGCCTTCTTTGGCTTCCTCGTCTTCAGCTTCTTCAGACTCATCGGCGTCTTCAGATTCAGACTCTTCATCTGCATCTTCTGATTCTTCCATGTCTTCATCGCCCGACATGTCTTCATCAGATTCTTCTTTGTCTTCATCATCGGCTTTTTTGTTGCCGAGAAGTTTCAGAATCTTTGCAATGGCAGCTTCGCATTTTTCAAGGCGACCATTCTGTCCGACTTCTTTGTCTTCATCAGACTCTTCGCCTTCATCGCCTGCCATCTCTTCCTCTTCGCCGTCGTCATCCGACTTCTTAGAGCCCATCAGACCGTCAAGCTTTCCGTTCATGTCGGCCATCTTTTTCATCAGGTCATCATAGGTGACTTGCTCTGGTGTGCCTTCATCACCAGTCTTCTTTTTCTCAGCTGCCAAATCTTTGGCCTTTTTGTCTTTCGCTGCAACAGCTTCATCAACAGTCTTGCCGAGATTCTTGATCTTCTCTGCTAGTTCTTTTAAAGCACCCATTTCTTCCTCACCTTTCGTTTTGTGATCTTTAATCGCGTAGGTTGATCCCGCGCGACCTTGCTCGACAAGAGCAATATGATTTCCAACTATGTTAAACTGCCTTCCTTCGCCTTCCGCTGTCTCTTCATATTCGGCGTCGTATCCGCAAGAGACTTCACGCAATCCGTTGTTGACCAAACCTATCGCAAGCTCATCAGTGATAAGAAGATCAGCCAAAAGCATTTCTTCCCCGTCTTCATCAACTTCAGTACCCTTGCGGATATTTTGTGCGATGCCTACGGTGAGTTCTTTCCAATTTTCTGGAACTACAAAATCTTCGGGATGCTTGACGGTGATCGACTTCGCATTGAAGCTTGCAATCGTTTGTGGTCTGAAAACTTCCTCAGACTCACGATGTATCCAGACCTTCCCATCTTCACCAACTTCGAGAGGAGTTTCACCAGGTCCGTAATCTTGCCATCCGGTGCGTGCAACAGGCACGTTGAGACACAAAAGAAAACCCTCAGGTGTTTCTTTGATGTTCTCGGAAAGCTTACTGGGAGTGAAAAACTTTGCCATCGATCGTTATTTAAGTTGGGAAGAAAGTGGAAGCATGACGAAACGTAAACCAATCACAGTGCCATCAGCCGGTGCTGTTGCCACCAAGGTGGTAACGCTTGAGCTAGTCGCGCCCAACACGCGTAGCAAAATGTTTGCACCCGTTGTTGCGGATGCTGAGAGATTGGCATCACCGAGCACATCAGTGTAGAGTACGCCTGATCCAACAGCCGCTGGTGCTTCAACAATCCCTGTGCCTGTTCCAGCCGATGCAGTTGTTGCAACGAAAGAAACACCCACGGCTGGTGTGACTCCGAGTGGAAGGCCAATGGCTTGCCAGTTTGCAGCGGTAGAAGTTCCAACGCTCGTGATAATGTAAGATGCGTGAGCAGTAAGCCCGCTTGAGATGTTGATGGGTGTGCCACTGACTGGACTAACAAAGCCTGAATAACCGCCGATGTAACCAGCATATTGTTGTGCGAGTTGAACCAGGATGTAACCCGCTGCCGGGTTGGGGCTTCCACTTGCCGGTGTTTGAGTCGTGTGCATGAAAACTTTTGCGCAGCCAGGGCCTTTGAGCGACCTGACTCCGAAGCCATTTCCGTTGGTGCTGTCTACGATAAAATTGCAATCGATTTGATTTGAAGTTCCACCCACGATCGAGTTGATCGAGGTTTCACCGAATTGATTTTTTAAAACGAGTGAAGGATATTGCGATCCCGTTGATTCAAAAGCAGCACCATTAGCAAGAGTTTGAGTTGGCAGTGCGAGCAGGGCTGTGACCAGCGCGGCAATCGCTAAAAAATTTTTCATTTGAAAGTTTCTCCTTGACTCAAGGCTGAGGCCAAGGGTTGCATTTCGCAATAAAGAAGCGAGCAGCCAAGAGTAGTCTAGTCAACTATTCTTCGGGAAAGAAAGGCTCGGGGTAGCATCGGCAATTGGGAAAAGTGCCCGGATGTCCCACTGTTCCATCATCGAGCTTAGGTGGAGAATCCCAACTAAATACCATACCATCTAGCTTGTTGTGATTCTTTTTCCCACCAGGCCCGTGGTATTCCTCATGCGATTCACGGACAGCGGCATCACCTGAATTGCGCCAAACATATTGACGAGAGCCTGCCGCTTGAGCCCGCACCATCGTGATGACGCTGTTGGATCTTGCAACCTCTGTCCGTGCAATCCGCTCAGCGTCGTTCTCACTGACTTTGCCTGTGCGAGCAAGCTCAGCCGCAATTTCACTGGCGCGTGTCCCGTTGAAAAAAGCCTCTTGCGCTAATTTCTGTGCCCGCTCAGCGGCTCGAAGTGGAATGGATTTAATTAAATCAATCTGCTCTTGTAAAAGTTCCGCTGCTCTTTTTCCTGCCGCCGCTTTCGCTACGTGAGTCTGCATCGCTGCGTGCATCTGTTGCGATCGATTGCGCCAAGCGGTTTTATTTTTCTTAGCCACGCGCTCAAGCATCTTCGCAGCTTGGCGTGCTGCCCACGGTGTCAGGCGCTCAGAATATTCGTTGAGCACTTTCACCATATTCTTTTCGTCTTGAATGGTGGCACCATCGACGTGGACTTCAACCACGTGAGCAGCGTTACTTGCTACCTTGCGAAGTGCTTTTGCAAACTGAGCTTCAGCGGAAGCGTTAGGCTTGAACTGTTTGCTCTTGAGTGTCGGCATTGAGTCCCCACTTCTTAATTCTCATGGCCATCGCTGTGCGCTTGAGTCCCAAAGACTTCGGTGTGGTAAGAAAGCTTCATGGGCACAGCCAAATGAGGTGACAGATATTTTCCACATCCAGCGCAGTACGTTTCAAACTTCATAGCTCATCCTTCATCTTCACACGAGCACCAGAAAGTTTGTGCGTGCTGTCCACCAGAAAGATAATCTCTCCATCGCGTATGATGGAGTGGCAACGCTGTGGTGGCTCAGCTCCAAACCACTCAATTTTAAAGTTGGGCCTAAAACTTGGCTTATCGAGATTTCCATTGAAAGCCCACACAGGCTTTTCTTTTCCTTTTGTGCTCGCGTGAAGCTGTTCATACTTCACAGGCACAATGTGATTCATCTCACATCCGGGGCAATAGAAAACGTATGCCTCACCTTGGCGATCTTTAATTTGAATTAGTTTGCTCATCAGCCTCTTCCGTTTTGTGCTTGGTGTTCTCACGATAGATGACAACATCTTTGGGTGCAACAAGTACCAGCATGATTTGATCAGTGCCTCTGTACTCTTTAAAAATTATTGAGATGCCGTTGGAAAGCTCAACTGATTTCCCACGCTTTAAAGTCGTGACCACAGCTCCACGATCGCCACGCTTCTCATTCACATACTGCTGCATCCGGTTAGGTGAGGGCTTAGTGTTTTCCATCGTCTTCTTTTGTGTGTTGCTCCATCAGAGCGTGATAACTGCGTTGAAGATAAACTGTGCTGTCATCGCGGCTACTCACAAAAAGAGCTGTTCCCCAAAACAGATAGGGGAAGGCAAGTGGCGATTGGGCTTTAAATTCTCTCACCACTTTGCCGTCAAAGTCTTTTAGCTTAATCGTGATTAGAGCTTTTTCATCAGCCATGCTTCGATCGCTTTCTGATCTTTCGTCTTGTGTCGTTTGGGTGTAGGCTTCTTGGCATTATCTTTCACACCGAAAAACTTAAAAAATTTCTTCCATTTCGAGTCTTTGTTGATGCCCACTTTTTTAACAATCTCCTTTGGTTCGTTTGGCCCGTTGCCTGGATCACCCGTATTGGTGCTTTCCTCTTCCGGCTCGTTAGGTTCATCAGGCATTGGCGGTGGTGCAAGCTCTGCCTCTTGGATTTCCTCATCCGTGATGTGACTAAATAATCCAGTCTCACTAGCCTGCTGTTTCAATTCTTTCATCGCTGTTGGGATCGTGAGAAGCCCAGCTTGCTCAGCTTGAACGATCGATGCAGTGTTGGCCGTGCCAATCGTTGCCTTATCGAGAGCAGACATCTGCCAGAGAGGCGTAAACTTAAAAGTCAAATCCGTTGGTGCGGCTTCACCAAAGATTGAGCGCCACATGATCTTGATAATCTTCTCAACAGGATTTCTTAGATGTGCCTCTTGTTTGGAGTTAATGGAATCGTAATAATTGCGGATGTCGGTGTCACCGTTGCCACCCAATCCCGAGGGTGACTGACCAAATAATCTAACGAGAGGTGTTTCACTCGCTCCACTAAGCTGCTCACCAAACTGTTCAAGCACGTCTGAGAGTCCGGCGAAGCTGTAGGCAGTGGTTGAAAACACATCTTCTTTGTCGAGTAGGGTAAGTCCCTCAGAATTCTGGAACTGGCGCATGTACTCAAACATTTCGAGGAGCCCAGATTTGGCTTCACCACCTGATGACAAAATTTCTCTGAGCCCATCAATGCTCACCGTTCTTAAAAGTGCTCGGCCAATTAATCCACCAGCGGAAGCCGTTGCGGTTTCAAACTCAACGAGCCTATCCCACATCCGCTCAATCACTGATTCATCCCACATCATTTCCGTGATCGCTTGAAAGAAAGGAAGCTTGTGGCCACCCATTCTGAAACACCTACTGTGGTGAACACGCACGCGAGCCGAAACCATCGTGCCAGCGGTTTGTGATGTCTGTTGTTTTACCGTGTTCTCACCCGCTTGCGGCGAGACTGTTTCCGAGCCAGCGCCAGGCACTTGAGCTGGATCGTTAAGATTATTGCCAAGAACGATATCATAGAAAGCTGGAAGACCAATGTCTGGGCCCGAGGTGATAACTTGAGAGAGCACCGGGTTGAGCTGCCACCGATCGTAGACCGCGATCCCGAGGAATTGCCCAACGTCGATAGTGTCAGGGTCGAGTGGACTTTCAAGATCCTGTCCGTCGATTTGAAAGACTCCGATTGCTCCGCCATATAATCTGCCCCACGCTGTTGTGTCTCTTACACGCTGCCAGATTTGTAAGCGTGACATCTGCACGTTGAAATCCTGCAATTTCTCAGCACCGTCATTGGTGTTGATTTGTATTCCTGCTTTCGTCATGTCTTCAGCAACGCAATCAACCACGCGCCCAACAATCCACGAGCTACGGTATGCGGCTTCGAGCTGCGTGCGATTGCGAGTGAGAAGATTAAACTGGTAGCGACCGAAAGAGATTTGATTGTCTGCACTCTGCTCATCACCGAGTGGTGCAACACCCAACTTCATGGCCAGGTTTCTAAATCCATCGGAAGTTTTCTGAGAGACTACGGGCTTGATGGAATTTTCAAAAACTTTTTGGCCAGGGTTAGAAACGGGTGCAGCTTTCTTTTTTGACATGTATCTTCCGCCTTAGATTAGATTTTTCCATTGCTCAAGTTTATTTTTGCTGCTTAGCATATCTTGCACGGCATCAAACAAAGGGTCAAGTTGGTCATCATGCGCATGAGAATCATCAGCTGTGAAAGCTTCCGCCTCTTCGATGAAATCACTCGTGAATGGCGCATTTTCTGGCACGCACACCATTCCCGCTTCAAGATAACCCTGTGCGTCCATTGCCCGCGTCAATTTATCTTTGTCGCGTTCAATCGCTTCAACGGGTATGCGCCCTAGGAGTTTAATTTTCTGGATGAGCCCAGTGCCCGAAGCCTTATCTTCCACCAAGAGTTTTCTTAGCTGGCCCTGCCAGCGTTCCTCTTTGGGATGAATCTCAACCCACGGTAGATGTGGATCAGTCTCGGAATGTTTGGCCCAAAAAGCGAGCGCACGTTTCTCAAGTTCAGGTGCTTCCCACTTGCCCCTAATCTGGTCCAGTAGATAGAGCTTGCCGTCATCCCCGAGTCCGTAACAACCAAACACAGAGTAATCATTCCGCTCTTTAGTCTTTTGCGCGGTATCGGCGTAGATCCGTCGATACTTAATTTTAGGGAGTGAGGAATAACGGGGAAACCATTCACCTCGTAGGATATTTCCACCAATGGCACGAGGTGCTTGCTGATACTGGGATGAGAAAACATGCCTTGAAATACGGCTACCAGATGCATCTTCCGTTTGGCCCGCTTCCATCGCGAGTAGATCCGCAATCGGCTCCTTGTAAGGCCAGTAACTAAATCTATCATCCGCATCTTTCACAACCTCGCTCTGATATTTTGGATTAAGTTTCGAGACGTACTCGTCATCGATGATCGCCGGTATCACCACATGCTTCCAGTTGCCGCCTAAGTTTCCAGCCATGATGAAGCCTGTTGGATCTTCTTCACTGATCCGTTGCATGATGAGAATGATTGGTGTCTTGGGGTTTGCACGGCGACTCTTCACGGTGGTGATGAGCGCACGGTTTGCTTTCTCAAGCTTGGACTTTGAGAAGGCGTCTTCGGGCTTCAGTGGATCGTCAATTAAAATTGCGCCCTGAAATCCCTCTTTCATGTGGCCAGCTCTGAAACCTGTAATCTGGCCACCGATTGATGTCGCGTAAACGCCGCCAGCACTCTTGCCATCCACCTCAACGTTCCAACGCTTTTTGGCTTTCGAGTCATCAACGATGCGTCTACTCCAAAGTCTCTGATACTCATCGAGCTGAATGAGATCACGAGCAGCCTGAGAGTTTAAGAGTGCCAAGTCATCGGAGTATGACAAGTGGAGAAAGCGACACCAAGGATTAAGAGCGAGCCCTCGCGCGATAAAATTAACGATGACCATCTCTGTCTTCGTTCCGCCTGGCGCAATGTTGATAATAAGATTTTCAGTTTCCCCATCAATCACTTTCTGTAGTTCATCCGCGATTAGCCTGTGGTGCCAATTCACTCGGAAGGAGTTGGATTGTCTCGCCTTGAAAAAATAGCGTGTGAACGTGAGATGATCTTTCTCACAAAAGGACTTCGCAATCTGAGCGTCAAGGTCTAGCTCAAAGCTTGTCTTTGAATTTTTGAGTGGCTTCATCAACCTGTGCTTCTGTTGCTTGGATAGAGTGAGTGTTCTTAGTTTCAACCACGTCTTTGAAAATGCCAAAGGTCTTGCCGAGAAGTTCAAGAGCTTTTGTCTTATCGGCTATCTTGAGCTTTTTCTTCTCACCGAGCTTTGCACCGAACGGGCCTAAGATTTCAGTTGTCTCAACGCCCGCTATCGCAACACGAGCTTCATCGCTCATTTCAACTGGATGCTTAAGCAATCCGTTGTCGTGATAGATTTCAGAGATATCGCTGAATGCGATACGTCTCAACTGCTCAATCACGTGATCGGATTTGAGCTGTGCTTTCGCGAGAGATTCTTCAAGAGCTTCGTGAATTGCTTTACGGACCTGTGGTTTTCTTAAGTTCTCAGCAGCGATCTCATCGTCTGATCTTTTAGAGTAGCCCGCAGCTCTAGCTGCCGCAGCCCCATTGCCTGTAGCCGCGTATAACTTCGCGAATTTCTTTTGTTTAACGGTAAGCTTTCCCGCTTTTTTCTTCTTGGGGGGCATTCGTTCCATCGCTCCTAGGTTTAATGCTAAGAGCAAAGATCGAAGCAAGCAACTTTGTCAAGCTTTATTCAAACAAAGATAGCCTAAAAATCATTCGGCAAGAAAAAGAGCAGCGCCTGCAAGATGTTTCAACTTCAGTCAGATTGCCCACGTATTGCTCTATAATTCTACTCTTTGGATCATGCCCGAAGATCCAGCAGTAGAGTCTCACTTCACACGCTCCCATTTGATCTTGGTGCCGCATGTTGGGCACTTGCCCTCACGTTTCATGATTGCTTGGGCCAGGGCCTGCCTGAATAGCTCACCAAAATCAATCTTGTAGAAGTGAGCAAGCTCAATCTTGTCCTGATCCGCTCGCACACTAAACACCTTCATCTGCTCTTTGTTTGACTTCATTCGCCTATCCGTTTCTTTCCGCTATCCAAAAATTTCTCAAGTGCGTTTACATCATCAATCCCGCACTTAAGATTTTTCAAATCATTATGAAGATTTTGAATTCCCTTATCGAAAAAGTCATCGGAGTCTTCGATTATTTTAATCAGTCTCGGAAGCTTATCTAAAATAGAAAGCATGGCCTCATACTTAAGACGAGTAACGTCGGTGTAAAACCTATCGGTAACGTAGTGTCTGAAATCTCTCTGCTCAGAATGATGTTGCTGATTATTACACAGCTCTAAAATATGCTCTTTTATCTTCTGTTCAATCTGGGCCTGAGTAGGCGGTTTTTTCTTTTCCCACTTAATATAGATTCTCGCAGTGCCGCAACGCACATCCGTAGAAAGCTCAGAATTGATGTACCCACTAGACCTTTCCCAGCCCTGATACCAGTTAAACCGAGCGTTCTTAATAGCTTCAGCGTTTATGATCTCTAAAATCTTCTGTGGAATCTTCATTTCTTCCTCACAATCTTTGTCTGGATAATTTTATCAGGCATGTCGATGTTGATCTCAGTGACGTTGCCCGAAAACGTCATAGACCATTTTGATTCAGGTTTCTTTTTTATTTTTCGTTTCTTACCTTTCACGACGCGCCTCACATTATCCCTGGAAACTTAGGGCACTCAAGCCAAGATCGTTTCATCACGTTCATCTGTCCAAGAGTCTGATAGCCCCAGCGATGGTACTTAAATTTCCCCCTACACTTCTTTCTTAGCTTCCCTTTCAAAAGATTCCTCCAATCTTGAATCACGTGCCGATGGATACGTGAGGATAAACATTCCAACATAGACGATGCAGCTCAATGACAGAAACAACCCGACATAAAAACCCATGACTCATCCTCCTAGAAAAAAGCTTTCACAAACTGCTCAAGCGTTCCGTTGTAAGTCGCCCACTTCATTGCACCCCAAGTGGTTTGATCACCAACACCATAAGTGATGAAAAGCTGGCCTTGATATTCGATCATGTCGATGTCTGAGTTGTTGTTGCCTTCATCGGTGCGTGGATAGCTTGAAAGCACCGTAATGCTTGAGTCTTCAAAATTCACAAGATCCGTTGAGCGCGTGACTTGCGTCGTGTAGCGTGGGCCAGTTGCCGCATGATTGTCTTGAGTTTGGAAAAGATAATAGTAGCCATCAACGTATCTAATCAAAGGGCACGCGGTTTCGGTGTCATAGCCCACTTTGAAGTAAGAGCCACCTGTTTGAGTCCAGCTCACGAGATCAGGCGAGGTGAGAAACTGATCATAAAACCAGCCGTGATCACTTCCATCTTGATGAGTTTCAAACGTGAGCACATAGCCCGTGGCAGTTTTGGCAGGACTCGTGTTGTAGATCGTTTGATCAGGCTGAGCAGTAAACACAGTCTGGGGGGCACTCCACGTCACCATGTCGGATGACGAGATAGTAACGATCGAATTGCCGGGGTTTGATTCACTGGATGCAAAGAGATGAATCACACCGTTATCAACGAGTACCGAGCCATAGCCATAAGGGAAAGGAAAAGTGCTCACAGTATCAAGATCAGGATAGTGTTGAATTTTCACAAAACCTTGCGAGAGATCGACTGAACCGCGCCCGTAGCTCACAAAATAAAGCTCGCCACCAAAAACAAACGGTGAGGTTTCGCCAGCTGAGCCAGTAATGACAGCTTGCTTTTCGATGCCTGAAAACGTGACTGGCATCGTACTTGAGGTGACAGCTTGATTTGAGCCACAACCTGAGAGAATCAAAACTGAGAGGGCAATTAGAATTTTCATTTTACTTTCCTTCCGGTGATCTTTTCAAATAAGTCAGCCAAAGTTTTCTGTTTGGTTTCACTCTCGTTTGCTTCAAGCATCGCGCAGCCAAATTTCTGAGCCACAAAATCTGTGATGTGTGGCTCGATGTGAAGAGCTAGTTCTTCACGTGCTCTGCCAGCGGGCATAAACTCTTCAAGCCCGTTCATGATCGCTTCCACTAAAGTTTTCGGTGTGCCTGACATGTCTTACTCCGTTACTGTTTGATCCACGTGATAATCAGTAGGCTGCTCAACTCTCGTTGGGTCTTGGTCACTCCAATCAGCATCAAGTGCTTGAAGAGCGGGGCTTGCATTACTTACATTCATTAAGAGTACGATTGCTGTGATCATGTTTAAATAGTACTACAATGTAATACATAAGTCAAGTATCCATAAATAGCGGTTTTCGTTTACGCTTTCCACCAGTGTCAGTCGTGACACGCTTTTCCTCATTCTCCATATTCGTTTTGAGCTGATGGCAGTCTCCACAAAGCCCCTGTAATCCCTTCGATGGGCAAAAGAGCCTTATAATGAAGCCATCACTATCCACAGGCCCGCATGGGATAATGTGATCCACCTTAAGCTTTGCCGTCTTGGTGTCGCACTTCTCACACCAAGTGAAACCCTCTTTGTCAGTACAACGCTTCACGCATGTCTGTCGGGCCTTACTTCGATACCATACTTGCCGAATCGCTGAATCAATCTTCTTACGTTCTCTAGGTCCAAAACCATCAGTCGGTGCCGCTTTTTGTCTTTTTGCCATGTTTCACCCCTTAGCTACCGGTAGCAGCTACCTGTGCAGTAGCGCCGAACCGTCGATTTTCTCGAAAAATACCTAACTGCTACCTGTCTACCCGTCGCTACCTCGTTTTCCTTACGCGCCTTCGCGTGGGCATACGCGCCCGCTCGTGCCATCATTATATATGCGGTAGTAATAAATATAATAGATATAGGGGTAGCAAAGGTTACAACATACAATAGCAGCATCAAAAGACCGTAAAAATAGATACTTTTGGTGTAACCCCTAGACACGCAAAACACAGGTAACAACAGGTTACTAGGGGTTACACAGCTTGTGTATTTCATAGTAATACGCCTTTGAGTGTCCTTTTCACCCAACACTTACCGCTTACTCCTTCAAAGCGTCTTACTGCTTTTTGATATTTCAACCGGTGCATGATCTTACCTATCCGTTTCGCTTCAGCCATTGTGGGTGTTGCGATCGACATAGTAATTGCTCGGTAAAGTTCAACCGTTTGAAAATGAGCGTTCTCGTCATCAGTCTTTTCAATAATCTGTTTGATGAGAGTTTCCCACACATCCACCTCAAAACGCTTTTCCTGTTCCCCCCGTGCAACGAGTTCTAATTCTTTGGACAAGTAAAGCTTTTCACCCAGCTCATAGCGATATTTCGCTTCAGCCCAAAGTTGATCACGATTCTCTTTCAGCCATTCACGACGAGCAAGACCTACACGCACTGGCCAATATCTTCGATTTCCCGTCTCATCAGTCAAATACTCTTGATCATTCGTTGAGCCGATGAAGATACACTGGCGGGGGTAATCTTGCGCTCGCCTTTCATAGCTTAATCTCACCCGGTCTACTTGCCTTGAGATGAACGCTTTGACTGCTTCCGCCTCTCTGCTCCGGATCGAATCAAGCTCACCCACTTCAATGATCCACTTGCCCATCATTTGATCAACAACGTCTTTGTTGTGAATATCACCGAGAGAGTCTGCAAACCACTGAGCGCCCGTGAGTTCTCTCAAACCCATCGACTTACCCTCACCTTGGTTTCCTTCAAACACTGTCATGTAATCAAACTTGCAGCCTGGCTCATAGATCCTGGCCACTGCCGCACAGAGGATCTTTCTACCCACTGCCATGATGTACTCTTCCGGGCCTTGAGCGCGGAATGCATCAAAGAGCCAATGATCAAGTCTCGGCATTCCATCCCACTCTAGGCTTTCGAGATACGCTTTTACGGGGTGAAACTTGTACTGTTGGGCAAGTAGCGTGTGCGCCTCATAACAAGTCTCTTTGGCTGGCTCAAAGCGGTGATGGCAAGCCAGGTAGTGCTTCAGTGCCAAGTCATCCGTTGAAGCAAGCTCACGCCCTTTGTGCCCCCCGTAAACGGTGTCTTTTAAGAAGTAGGGCCTGCACGTAAACTCATTGAAGCCCACCACACCAGAACCATCCATTTTGTGCTCAAGAGCGTGCATCACATTCCTAAGTGTCGTCTTAGGTTTCATGTTGCCGTCGATATCGGGAAAATTGATTTCCTTTTCTTCCTTCACGATCTCTTTTGTTTTGGCTACTTCAAGACGCGGCAATTTGGTGTAGTCCTTTGCCTGATCAAAGAGCCGCATGGGGTGAGTTTCATAGCGAGCCTTCTGAAGCGTGTAACGATCAAGCCACTTGACAGCTCGTGCTCTGTCACGCGACTGCGTGTGCTCAAACGCTGCATCAGCAATCCAGTTGTTCTCGTCACTGAGCACGGACAAGATTTGATTGTCAGTGAAACCAGCACGACACATCTTCATTGCGATGGAAAGTAACTCAGCTGAACGATCTTCAACGCCTCCACCGTTTTCAATCTTCTTGATCGTTGGAACGTCAAGCTTTGAACTATAAAGATCAACATCTACCGCGCGGAAATTCCCAGCATCGCTTTGAGCCTTCTCGCTTCCTCTTCGCTGAGCCATGAATCGTCGGGGTAGAAAACTCGGCAACGATGAGAGGTTGAAACCATCCCGCCACTTGTAAAGTTCCCCTGATGGATGTGTGGAGGGGGGCAAGACCATTTGTCTTCCTGTTGAGTACGCACAGATTTCCCACCTGCCTTTGTGCTTTTCAATTTCGACCATGCGAAACGGCTCGTCACTAACACCATACAGATGCCTAGAACCGTTCCCGCTACCAGATAAAACAGCGGGATATGCTTCATCACCAATCACCTCTTTCAATTTTGCTAATGCTTGTTTCTTGTAAGCCGGATCTTTTACATCCACATCGATGCAGCAAAGATAGCCGTCATTCACCTTGGAAGTTTCCCCAAGCCTTACGCCTACATTGTATGACGGATCAAATTCCGCTTTGAGTTCCTTCCACGTCTTACGTGGCCCTGATGTCCACGCCCTTCCGATCGGGCGCTTTTCACGCGGATGAAGATAGATGAGCGAGAAACCTAAATCGTGAAGCTGCTTCAACTCCGAAAGCTTGAGATTCATTGTCTAGTCTCCACTTGTTTTTTTTGTTGAATGTCCTTCACGAGATCAGTTCTCTGAACGTGGCCAGCTAAGATCATCAGCTCAAGAAAGTTGAGCTTGAGAACTTTCGCGAGCACTCTCAGTTTCTTCGGTGATGGCGTGAAGCCACGCTCTTCAACGTTGTGAACGTGCATATTGCTAATGGTGTTGTCACTGAGCTTTTCGATATCGCGCAGCGACAAACCTTTTTGAAGCCTTGCTTCGCGCAAGACTTCGCCTAGTGTTTTCATTGAATTTCCCCACACATGTTAAGACTTAACTTCAGTCGGTGAGTGGAAATTTAAACGT